TCTCCACAACCGAGTGCACCACCATCAAGTTCTCCACAACCGAGTGCACCACCATCAAGTTCTCCACAACCGAGTGCACCACCATCAAGTTCTCCACAACCGAGTGCACCACCATCAATTTCTCCACAACCTAGTGCACCGCCATCAAATTCTCGACAACCTACTGCGCTACCAAGTATTAAATTAACAAGTTCAACTAATAAATCGTTTGATGATAGTGATGCGAATGATAGTGATGAAAGTGATGGTGATGATAGTGATGCGAATGATAGTGATGCAAGTGATAGTGATGCGAGTGAGGATAGTGATGTGAGTGAGGATAGTGATGTGAGTGAGGATAGTGATGTGAGCAAGGATAGTGATGCGAGTGATAAAGTATATGAATTATTACCCAATTTACTTGAAGGAATATCATTATCTGAAAATAGATATCCATATTTATATCCTGAATTAACAGATACAAATTTTAATAGAAAAATCGCAGAAAAAAAAGAATTTTATGATACAAGATATGATGGTACAATATATAAAGTGGATAAACAGGCAGAAAAGTTAAGTAAATCAGAATTTGAATTATTACCCCATCAACAATTTGTAAGAAATTTTTTGTCATTTCAAACACCATATAATAGTCTTCTTTTATATCATGGGTTAGGTTCAGGTAAAACTTGTTCAGCTATAGGTATAGCAGAAGAAATGAGAGATTATAATAATCAATTAGGATTATCACAGAAAATTATTATTGTTGCATCACCAAATGTACAAGAAAATTTTAAATTACAATTATTTGATGAAACAAAATTAAAAAATGATAATGGTTTATGGAATATGAGAAGTTGTACAGGAAATAAATATTTAAGAGAGATAAATCCAACAAATATGAAAGGGTTATCTAGAGAAAAAATAATAAGTCAAATAAAACGATTAATTAAGACATCATATGCATTTTATGGATATATAGAATTTGCAAATATTATAACAAAATTATGTGATATAGGAGCTGATATTAAAAATAAAGCATCAATAATAAAAAGTAAATTAAGAAAACATTTTAATAATCATTTGATTATTATAGATGAAGTACATAATCTTCGTATAACGGATGATAATGAAAATAAACGCGCTGCACAAGAATTAATTAAGTTAGTTGAAAATGTAGATAATTTACGACTATTATTTTTATCAGCAACCCCCTTATATAATACATATAAGGAAATTATTTGGTTAATTAATATAATGAATTTAAATGATGGACGTAGTATTATAAATGTAAAAGATGTTTTTGATAAAGATGGTAATTTTAAAAGTGATACGGATGGTAGAGAAATCGGTAGAGAAATATTAGAGAGAAAAGCAACTGGATATATTTCATATGTTAGAGGTAATAATCCATATACATTTCCATATAGAATTATGCCTGATGAATTTGCAAAAGAAAATACATTATCTAGAAGAATATATCCAACAGAACAATTAAATGGAAAACTAATTACACAAAAAATAAAACATTTATCATTATATGTTTCTAATATGGAAGATTATCAATCAAAATGTTATAATTATATTATTAATAAATTAAAAAGTCGTGATTTTTTTCAACAAAGCAACTTTTCATTTGAAAAATTACAAACATTAGGTCATATAATATTACAACAACCATTGGAAGCCTTAAATATTATTTATCCAAATATAACGATTGATAATATATTACAAGAAAATGCATCACATCCGGAGGATATTAGATCATTTGATATAAAAGAACTAATAGGTAAGAATGGTTTAAATAATACCATGACATATATAAAATCACAATCTCCACCTGCAAAAACTAACTATGAATATAAAGAAGATGTATATGAAAAATATGGTCGCATTTTTTCGCAAAATGAAATCGGTAAATATAGTAGTAAAATTAAAGCTATTTGTAATAATATAATGAATTCAGATGGTATTGTATTAATATATTCACAATATTTAGATGGTGGAATTGTACCAATTGCATTGGCACTTGAAGAAATGGGAATAACTAGATATGGTAATACGAAATCATTATTTAAAACACCACCGGTTCCAAGTTTAGATCTAAAAACATATACAAATATTAGAACTAGTACATCAATTCCCGCAAAATATATTATGATTACTGGAGATAAATTATTATCACCAAAAAAAGAATATGAAGAAAATATACAAGTTGCTACCGACAAAGCTAATAAAAATGGACATAAAATAAAAGTAATACTAATATCAATGGCTGGTTCAGAAGGGATAGATTTAAAATATATAAGACAAGTTCATTTATTAGAACCTTGGTATAATATGAGTCGGATTGAACAAATTATTGGACGAGCAGTGCGTAATTTTAGTCATATAGATTTACCATTTGATAAACGAAATGTAGAAATATTTTTACATGGAAGTATATTACAAAATGAACAACAAGAAGCAGCTGATTTATATTTATATCGGTTAGCTGAATCAAAAGCAATACAAATAGGTAAAGTAAATAGACTTTTAAAGGAAATTTCTATTGATTGTTTATTAAATAGTCAACAAATGAATTTTACAAGTGAAATTATGGATCAAACAGTATTATTAAGATTATCGAATGGAAATAGATTAGAATATAAAATAGGTGATAAACCATATAGTGAACAATGTGATTATATGGAATCTTGTACATATAAATGTAAGCCAGAAAGTGAATTTGGTAATGAAATACCAATTGATAGTATAAATAATTTATCATATACAGAGAATTTTATGCATACAAATAATATTGTATTAATACAAAGAATTAATCAATTAATGAAAGAACAATATTTTTATAAAAAATTAGATTTAATTAAACATATTAATATAAATAAGTCATATCCTATTGAACAGATATATTCGGCATTAGATAAATTAGTTAATGATAAAAATGAATTTATTACAGACAAATATGGACGATTAGGTAATCTTGTGAATATTGGAGAGTATTATTTTTATCAACCATTAGAAATATTAGAAGATAATATTTCATTATATGATAGACAAGTACCAATACCATATAAAGAAAGTAAACTTATATTTATTCCAGAAAAAGAAAAAGAAGAGAAAGAAGAGAAAAAAGAGAAGAAAGATAAAGAAAAAAGTTTAAAAAAATTACTATTATTGCCTGATGGAAAAGCGAAAACAGTAAATATTACACATTCAAAAAAGAAAGATACTTCTGAATTAAATTTCTCTGAAGGAAAGCAAATTATAAATAGTATGTTTAAAAATTATCAAAGTGCTAAAACTGAATCAACAATAATTAAAGGAACATCTGATTGGTATACATTTAGTTCTGTTGTATTAAAAATATTAAGAAAAGAGAAAGTTCCAGAAATAATTTTGGATAAAGCATTAACTAGTCATTTAATAGAAGAAATAATGTTTAACAATTTATTAAAAGTAATAAATTATCTTTATAATAGTGAGAATTTAACAGATTTTGAAAAGAATATAAAATCTTATTTTCAAGAACGTGAAATAAAAGATAAAAAATTAGTAGGAATTTATTTACAAAAAGAAGGCGAACAAAAATTAATTATAAAAAATAGTAATATTTGGGTAATAGCAAAACCAGAAGATTATAATGATTTATCTCCAGTAATAGGTAATATTTTAACTTCTATTAAAAGTAAATTAAATAATGTAATTGGATTTATAGCAGATTTTAAAAAGGATTATATGATATTTAAAGTAAAACAATTACAAAAACGGAATAAAGGTGCTAGATGTGATCAATCTGGAAAAATCGAAACAATTAAGTTATTAAATTTAATTGTTGGAACACAAAAATATACAGCTGAAAATACAAAACATATTAATCAAAAACAGTTATGTGTATTACAGGAATATATTCTGCGAATATATGATTATAATAATAAAGATGGTAAACGCTGGTTTTTAGACCCATATATTGCAATTTTAATTAATATTGAAAAAATATAATATAAATATGTTATATGGCAGCCATAGATGGTAAAATTTTTGAATTTATAACAGACCAAACTGAAATAAAACTTAAATATAAGACTTTAATGGATAAATTATCAAGTAGTTGTATGTCTAGCCGTAGTGAATGCACGAGAAGAAGTTTTAATATAACTGGATGTAAATATTGGCAATTTGTATATAATTTATTTTTTATTTATAATAGATATACTCGAGGTAAATTTATTCAAAATATTTTAGATAACAAAGATAGTGAAGTTCATAAAGATAGTAATCTTGATAATTATCTAAAAGATATATGTTTTATATATATATTAATTGCAAGGATAGAGTGTATTAATAATCAAGAATTAATAAATGCTTTATTAGAATATAAATCAATAAATTTATATGAACAAATAAAAAAATTTTATCAAATTACATTTAATAATACTATTTTACCATGGGATGAAGGAATGTATGTAGTGAAAATAAATACATTTCAAGAAATTTTAAGCAAAATAGATACAGATATATTATATCAAAATTTCAATTTATGTATTTATATAGTAGATCCTAATTGGTATGATATAGATAAACGATTTTATGAATCACATTTTTTTACAATTATTTATTATAATACAAAATATTATATTACCTCTGCATTTGGAAGCGGTATTATTCGCGTACCACAATATACAACAGAAATGGATGCTAATGATATACAACAATTCAATGAATTATGTATTAATGATAAATCTAATTTGCATAAATTTTTTACTAAGTTTTTTTTAAGAGGTTCCGTTCCATTTCGTCATGATGAAGATGATATAGAAGAAGATAAATCATTAAAACATAAATGGATTGATGGTAATTCACAAGAAGTAATAAATTCATATATGCGTAAAGATATAAATATTGGATTAATTCCAGATTATGATAATTTAATTGAAAATGTTAATAATTTTATACAAGATAACAAAATATTAGTTCATGAATATTTATTACAACAACAGGGCGGAAGAAAAACTAAACGAAAACAGAAAAGTAAACGAAAACAGAAAAATAGAAAAAGTAAACGAAAACAGAAAAATAGAAAAAGTAAACGAAAACAGAAAAATAGAAAAAGTAAACGAAAACAGAAAAATAGAAAAAGTAAACAAAAACAGAAAAATAGAAGAACTAAAAAATAAAGATAAATAGAGAATATATTTTATATTTTCTTTTAATATAATAAACTAATGGGTATAAAATTATTAGATCAATATTCATATTTACATTTTGCAGTTGGTATTATATCATATTTTTGGGGTTTAACCTTTACTACATTTATAATAATTCATATTTTATTTGAATTAATGGAAAATACGATTATTGGTATTAATATAATTAATAAATATTTTATATTTTGGCCTGGTGGAAAATCTAAATCAGATTCTATCGAAAATATAATAGGTGATAATTTATCCGCTATATTAGGATGGTTTTCAGCATATTATTTAGATAAATTAGGTAATCAGCGTGGATGGTATACATTACATAAAAAAAATTGAAAATAATAATCTATAGTATGTAATATTTACACTAATAATGCAAACAATAATTAAAACCGATAAATCGTTTTTATCAATATACAAAGTTTATGAATTAGATAAATTGCTTGAAAATTGTATAGAAGAAATAGAAAATCTTCTAATAGATGAACCACAAATTATTCTTTATGGTAAACCAGCAATACAACATAGAAGTATTGGTTTCTTTTCGAATGATTCTATTGGATATTATTATTCTGGACAATTAGCGAAATCAATACAATTAACACCAAATTTATTTATATTATTAAAAATAATTAATGAAAAATTTAAAACAAATTTTAATGGTATATTAATCAATAAATACAAAAATGGTATGTGTTATATTGGCGCACATAGTGATGATGAAAAAAATTTAGGATCATGTGGAGTAGTTGCAATATCTAGAGGTATAAATAGAAAATTTCGCATACGTAATAAAATAACAAAAAAAAGAATAATAGATATTCCTACAATATCAAATGAAATTATACATATGGGTGGAAATTTTCAAAAAGAATTTACACATGAAATACCGATTGAAAAAAAAATTAAAGAAGAAAGATATTCATTTACATTTCGAAAACATACTATTTAAATTTTATTATAATAAAATTGAAATTTATTATAATATAAATATACTAATATAATATAATAAATGACTAGCACAAATAGTGATATAGGATTACCTAGTAAATCTATAAGAATAAGAAAGAAAAAGAATTTAGATATATATTCTAATGCAATAATTTCTCAAATATCTTATATTCCAATTACAAATGTTGGAAGTAATATTAAAGAAGTATTAGAACAGTATATATCAAATAAAATTGGTGGTAAATGTATTTCAGAAGGATATATTAAGCCTAATAGTATAAAAATTATATCATATTCTAATGGAGTAGTAGAGGGTACAAATATTAGATTTGAAGTAGTAATTGAAATGAAAGTTTGTTCTCCTGTCGAAGGCACACAAATTCGTTGTATTGTAAAAAATATAACTAAAGCAGGAATTAGAGCTGAAGTAGACGAAGACCCAACGCCTGTTGTGATATTTATTGCTAGAGATCATAATTATATGTCAAAAAATTTTTCATCAATAAAAGAAAAAGAAGAAATTAAAGTTCGGGTAATTGGACAGAGATATGAATTAAATGATAAATATATTTCTATTATTGCAGAATTAATTACTGATAAATCTAAAAGTACATCAAATAAATCACAATTATCTATATCATCAAAATCATCAGATATAGATATTGCTGAAATTCCATATAAGGAACAAAAATATGATCCAACATATATAAAAAATCCACCTACTCATACACCTACACCATTAACCCCTCCATATGATCCAAGTTATGATTTTGATTCTCCACCATCAGTGCCTCCACCAGCTCCCGCATCACCAATTTTATCTCATTCATCATCACCACCACAATCACCACAATCACCACAATTACAATTATCCCCACAACAGAAATTACAACAAATTAAATCTAGTTCCCAATTTGCACCACCTGAACAATATATTAAACCACAAGGACAATCAACCGCAGAATCAAGCCCAGTACCAGCACCAGCAGAATCAAGCCCAGCACCAGCACCAGCAGAATCAAGCCCTGCACAAGCACCAGCAGAATCAAGTCCAGCACAAGCACCAGCAGAATCAAGTCCTGCACAAGCACCAGCAGAATCAAGTCCTGCACCAACACAAACAGAACCGATTGTGGCATCTGCAAAATCAAGAAAATCAAAAAAATCTGCAAAAAAATTAATAATAGAAAATACTCTATAAATAGTAAAATTTAAATTAAAGTTTAAATATATATATAGAACTATATATAATATATATATATATGTCAAATATTGATAATCTACACTTAATAAAAGAAAGTATAGAGGTAATGAATAAAAATTATCATATTGAAATACTGAAAATGCTATTAGAAGATAAATCAGTTAATATTAGTGAAAATAATAATGGTTCATTTGTAAATTTAACTAATTTAGATGATAAAATAATAAATAAATTAGAACAATTTATTGCATATGTAAATAAACAACAAAATCAACTATCATTTATAGAAAATGAAAAAGTAAATATAAAGAATGAATTTTTTAATAACAAAAAAAATAATAAAATCAAAACTGTAAAAAAAGATAGTATTAATAGTGTATTAGATGCTAAATAGATTAAATGGATTACCGTTTATTATAATAATATGCATTTATAAATGTAATAAAGATTATACTTCTATAATATTAGATGCAGAATAATATTATCGAAGATTGTAAAAAATATATGATTGTTGGTAATAGTATGCATACTTCTCAATCGATATTTAATTCTAATAAAAATAATATAGAAAATAAAGAGTCAAAAAATATAAATTTTCAGAGCAAAGTTAATGAATCTAATAATTCGAAGATGTCTTTACTTCAAGATACATTATTTTGGTGTTTTTTTATTATTTTAAAAGGTGAACAAGAATATGATTTAAATCATTCATTTAAACGAGAGAAAGAATTTAAAATCGAAAGTATAGAAAAATTACGTATGATTAAAAGCGAACTTAAAGCGGTTAAATTACGATTAAATGAACTTGAAGATGAGTTATTAAATGAGAAAAAAATCACTATAAAAAGTTTGATAGCATTATGTTTATTGTATAAAATTAATATTATGTATATTTGGAAAAATAAATATATTGAAATGATAAATAATGCTGATGAAAAAATCAATGTAATTATAAATGAAAAAAATGTAAATGAAATATTAAAAGATATTAGTATAGTAAAAATAAATTATTATAGAGTGAATTATTGGTGTATTGAAAATATTAGTAAGCCATTAAAAGCAATTGCATCATATACTCGCGATGAATTAATTACAATAATTGAAAAATTACAAATAAAAGATATAAGTGCAAAAAAAACAAAGAAGGAGATGTATGAGAAAATTATACAGAATATATCTTAATTTTAATTTATATTAAATTCAGATATTATTATCATATAATATTATATATGATAATAATTATAATATTATCTTCAATAACATGTTATGGTTTATATCAAATTTGTTATGGTATTTCTAGAAAAGTTATGATAAATAATAGTAATAGATATGTAAAACCGGAAATGGAAGAAGTATAAATAAAATCTTTTAAATTAAATTTTCTTCAAGAGAATTATTTGGAAAATATGTAAATACTTTTATTTTTTTTATTTTATATTTTAAATAACAATATTGAATAGCACGAATAGAATATGTAGTTAAATATGCTAGTATTGAACCAATTATTGCACCAGATATGGATTGAAATATTGTATGACATTTAACTAATATACGTTCTAATATTAAAATTATTAATATAAATAATAATCCAACAAGTGAAATATTAGATAATAATATATCATGGTCTAATGCTAATAAAGTTATAATATAAGAAGTTGTTTCAGTGTTGCAGGATGGAAACCCAGGATAAATTTTAATTATTGAGGAATTTTTATAATTATTTTCATATAGTGGATATATTCCACACCCAGTAGATTGTCCTAATGAATTAATATATCCATGATTTGCTGGTCGAGCTCCCAAAAAAGTATATTTAAAAATATTTTTCATTAGATAATTGCTACCATATGCAATAGTTTCGGTATAAAATATATAGTATATAAATTTTATATTTTTATTAATTAAACTGATTCCAAATAATATTTGAATAAATGTTATAGGAATGGTTCTAATTATATTATCAATAAAATCTAAAGATAGCATTAAAATATGTGTCATTAGAAACTTAATATATATAATTAAATTATCTTAAAATTGATATATAATTATAATACAAATATATATTATAATTATATATATGTCAAAAAGTCAATTAAATGAAATATTATTAAAAAGATATTTAGAAACCAAAAATACTTTAAATAAAAATCAAAATGCAGAATTAGAAATTAAATTTGGAACTAGAGGAATAAAACCTATAACAAAAATCACATTTGATAGTGTTATTAAACATTTATTATCTAATAATTTTTATTTCAAACCAGAATCAAAGTATTATCTAAGTATACAGTCAAATAATATTCGTACAGAAATTGTAGGGATAGATAATGTGCAAAATTATTGTAGAAAAAATAAAATACCGGATGAACATAATTTTCCTGAATATAATTTTACTATAAAAAAACCATATACTTCCGAATTAACCAAAGATGTTCAATCAACAATTAATTATGATAATTTTAATTATAGAATATCATATTCTATAGAAACAGATCTATCATCGGAATCGGATAATGTTATATCGTTATTAGATACATGGGAAGGAAATAAAAAATTTTATAGATTAATTAATCGTCATACATTAATACATGATGAATTTCCAGTAAAAATAGATATGAGTATTGTAAAAGAATCATCGAGAGATGGTTCTGAACGAGAATCATTAGATATAAAAGAAAGTAATATTTTTAAAAAAAATGAAAAATATGAAATCGAAATAGAAGTAGATAATGCAAAATTAGCAGATATAGTAAATAAATATAGAGATAAAGAAGAATTACCAATCTTTTTAGACAAAATATTAAAGAAAATTATAAAATACATATTAGGTGGTCTACAGGAGACAAATTATCCAATATCTTATAGTGAACAAACAGAAATTATAAATAAATATTTACAATTAGTAAAAGCTAGAAGACCGGGAGAAATAGTATCAGTTTCACCAAAAGATTTTATAGGTCCATCATCAGCAACTTTACAAATAGCAAATATATCTGATATAACAGATGAAAATATAGTAAATATTAGACAAAACTATACAGTAACAGATAAAGCAGATGGAGACCGTAAAATGTTATATATAGCAGATAATGGAAAAATTTATTTTATTACAACATTGATGAATATACAATTTACTGGTGCAGTTACTAAAAATGAAAAATTATTTAATACTCTAATGGATGGAGAACATATTAAACATGATAAGAAATTTAAATATATAAATTTATATTTAGCATTTGATATATATATTTTAGATGGAAAGGATATTAGAGCATATGAATTTGTACCATTATCGTCAGAAGTATCACCAAATAAATTTAGAATACCATTATTACAAAAAGTTATTCAAAGTTTGGATGCTATATTAGTAAATACAACAAAAAATGCTCCATTAAGAATTGATAAAAAAAAATTCCATGGTCAGAATTCTAGACAAACAATATTTAATAGTTGTAATACTATTTTATCGAATATAGAGGAAGGATTATATGAATATAATACTGATGGATTAATATTTACACCAACTAATTTAGGAGTCGGTTGTAATAGTTCTACAGATGTGCCCAAACCATATAAAACATCATGGAAATATTCTTTAAAATGGAAACCATCAGAATTTAATACCATAGACTTTTTAATTACGACAAAAAAAACATCTACGGGTTCGGAATTTATTGGAAATTTATTTGAAGCAGGTTTAGATACTAAAAAAATAGAACAGGTAATTCAATATAAAACAATTATATTACGGGTCGGATTTGATGAAAGAAAACATGGTTATATTAATCCTTGTCAAAATATTATAGATGATAAATTACCATCGGTAGATAATATTGAAACAGATGCAACTTATAAACCAGTTCAATTTTTTCCAACGAATCCATATGACCCAGATGCAGGAATAACAAATTTAGTTCTTAAACTTGATAAAAATAATAAAAAACAAATGTTATCAGAAGAGAATGATATAATTGAAGATAATATGATAGTAGAATTTAAATATGATTTTAATAAAGATAAACAGTGGCGATGGATTCCGTTGCGTGTAAGATATGATAAAACAGCAGAATATAGATCTGGACATAAAAATTATGGTAATGCATATCATGTAGCACAAAGTAATTGGAATAGTATTCATAATCCAATTACAGTTGAAATGATTAGAACCGGAAATAGTATACCAAGTATACTATACGATGATGATATATATTATAATAAGACATCAAGTGGTACACATACAAAAGCTATGCGAGATTTTCATAATTTATTTGTTAAAAATAAATTAATAATGTCTGTTTCTAAAATGGGTGATACCTTAATAGATTATGCAGTTGGTAAAGGTGGTGATATACCAAAATGGATTTCTGCTTCATTATCATTTGTATTTGGTCTAGATATATCTAGAGATAATATTGAAAATAGATTAGATGGTGCATGTGCAAGATATCTTAGTTATAAAAGACGATTTAAAATAATGCCTGACGCATTATTTATTCATGGAAATAGTGGTGTTAATATAAAAAATTTATCAGCACAATATACTGATAAAGGTAAACAAATAACAAAAGCTGTATTTGGAGAAGGTTCTAATAGTGAAGAAATAATTGGAAAAGGAGTTGCGAAAGTATATGGTAAAGGGGCAGATGGATTTAATATTAGTTCTATACAATTTGCGATACATTATATGTTTGAAAATAGTGATACATTAAATAATTTCTTGACAAATATCGCTGAATGTACAAAAGAAGGTGGATATTTTATAGGAACTTGTTTTGATGGAAATAAGATATTTGAATTATTAAAAGATATAGAACAAAATGAATCTATAACTATATTTGATTACGATAGAAATAATAAATTATTAGAAATAACAAAACGTTATAATAAAGAAGATTTTCCTGATAATATAACTTGTTTAAATTATGGAATAGATGTTTTTCAAGAATCTATTAATAAAACATTTCGTGAATATTTAGTAAATTATGATTATTTTATATCTGTAATGGAAAATTATGGATTTATACCATTAACATCTGATGAAGCTAAAAGTATGGGATTAAAATCTGGTATAGGTAATTTTGATGAATTATATAAATTAATGAATGATGAAATAAAAAGAGAACCAAATAAGAAAAATGCATATGGAATGGCATATAGAATGACTAGAAATCAAAAAGATATATCGTTTTTGAATAAATATTTTATATTTAAAAAAGTAAGAAATATAGATATACATGATTTAAAATTAGCAAGTAGTTTTAAAGTAGAAAAATCGAGTTTAGATACATCAGTTGAACCCGAATCTGAAATACAAGTAGAATTTGAATTATCTGATGAAACTATACCAGAAGTGCAAGAAACTCCTGAAAAAATATCTGAATTAGATGTAATAGATAAATCTGATATACCGAGTATATCGGAAAAACAATCAGTTATAGATTCATTAATACAACATCAAAGTGTTAAAAGCGATATAAAAGCACCATTACAAAAAGCATCATCACAAAAAGCACAATCTCGAAAAGCACCATCACAAAAAGCATCATCACAAAAAGCACAATCTCGAAAAGCACAATCACAAAAAGTACCAACAGAAAAAGTACCAACACAAAAAATACCATCACAAAAAGTACCAACAGAAAAAGTACCAACACAAAAAATACCAAGACAAAAAACACCAACACTATAATCTAAAATAAAAATAATCTAAAATAAAAATAATCTAAAATAAAAATAATCTAAAATAATAATAATCTAAATAGTTATTATTATTATATATTATCTAAAATAAAATGAGTTATTATTTTTTACCACAAGTAAATAATGCAGATATTATTGATAATATTAAATTAAAAATAGGAAATAATAATATAATAATAAATAAGTCATTAAATATATATCTAACATCAATAAAACAACAAATTGATAATTGCATTATGTTATGGGATACATATAAAAAATATACAAATAAATATGAATATATACATTCAATTATTCAACATACTAAAATATCTGTATGTAAATTAAAACCATTATCTAGATCTTTTTATAAATTAATAGAAATATGTAATTTATTAAATTTATTAGATAATATTAGTAGCGAATCAATTTCAACATTTCATTTGGCGGAGGGGCCTGGTGGATTTATAGAAGCAATACAATTTATGCGTGAAAATAATAATGATAAATATTATGGTATGACATTAATTGATAATAATAATAATAATATTCCTGGTTGGAAAAAAAGTAAAATATTTTTATCAAAACATAATAATATTATTATTGAATCAGGTCTTGATAAAACAGGAAATTTATTTAATGTAGATAATTTATGGTACTGTTATAATAAATATAAGAATACAATGAATATAATAACTGGAGATGGTGGATTTGATTTTTCTGTAGATTTTAATAAACAAGAAATATTATCTATGAAATTAATTTTTTGTCAAATATGTTATGCTATTGCAATGCAAAAAAAAGGAGGAACATTTATATTAAAAGTATTTGATACTTTTTATGAATCATCAATAGATTTAATATATATATTATCATCATTTTATCAGAAAGTTATTATTACTAAACCTGATTCAAGTAGACAAGCGAATTCTGAGAAATATATAATATGTAAAAATTTTAGATTAGATAATACTTATAATATTATTAATAATTTTAGTAAATTTTTTCCAATTATAAACAGTGATAATGAAATCAAACGATTTTTAAATATTGATATACCATATTTGTATATAAATAAATTGGAAGATATTAATGCTAGTATTGGACAGCAACAATTAGAAAATATCTTGGCTACTTTATGTTTATTAGATAATAATAAACAAGATAAACTAGATACTATAAAAAAAAATAATATACAAAAATGTATAATTTGGTGCGATAAATATAATTTACCATATCATAAAAGTGTTAATCAATTAAATATTTTTCTTACTTAAGTCTTAATTATATATAATTAAATAGATAAGTTTTTTTATTAGTTATTTTTTAATATGTATTATATATGTTGCAAACTGGTGGATATATATATAATACTTTAATAGCAAAAAAAAAAGAAAGATTTGATATTATATTAGAACCATTACAGGCATTTATACAATTATCATTATTATCATTTACTCCAATTAATACAAAAATCAATATATATAATAATATACTATATATTCAGATACCAGGATGGAAACAACCTATTTTAAGAACATATTATAATGACTCCAAAAATGATTTATTTTATTTATTTAATGTTATTCAAAGATTTTCTAAATTTTATACTCATCTTAAATCAGTTAATAACAATAATACAAATTTATTATCTTTATTAAAAGATTTATCTACAAAAGGTATCGATAATTTACTTCAAACTTATAGACAAACTGATAATCCAGCATTATTACATACTCTTAATATTTATAAAAATATGTTAAATGAATTTGTTGACTTAGAATCTAGTAATTTAAATTTAGATCAATCTCCTTTATCAACTAGGTCACAATCTATATCATCTGTGCAGTCTCGAATACAATCACCATCGCATTCTCCTACACGGTCATTATCGTCACTACCAATAGAACCACCACCACAACCACCAATACAATCAAATAATTATAATTTAATACTTAATAATACTAGTAATAGTAGTAATAGTAGTAATATCGATGATGTTTTTATTAAAATTACATCATTATATAGTGATCATGAATATATAATAATATTCAATATATTATTGTTAATTCAAAAAAATCCAAATGATTATTTAGAATATATTGATGGTTTAAATAAAATACTAGAACCTATTAATAAACGTATTCAAAAATGGATAGTTGATAATATAGTTTATTAAATATAGTTTATTAAAAATTTACATTAATATTGTTATTAGTGATTTTTATTAAATCTGTATTTCTTTTTTTTCTTCTTTTTTTTCTTCTTCGTCATCTTTATCCGATTCTATAGTTGCTAATGTTGGTGCAATTTTTAATTCATTAAGATCTGGGGTATTTTTATCGCCAACAATTACAACTTCGGATGTTTCAACATCAGAATTAGATTTTTTACTAGGAGGCACTATAGCTGGTTTATTTAATATGGATTTTGATAGAGTAGATTCATCCTGTAATTCTAATTCATTCTCTCTTTCTTCTTCTTCTTCTTCTTCTTCTTCTTCTTCTTCTTCTTCTTCTTCTTCTTCTTCTTCTTCTTCTTCTTCTTCTTCTTCTGGTTCAGTTTTTTCAGTTCTATCTAATTTATCTGGTTTAAATGTAGTATCTTTACCAATACTAAGAACTGCATCTTTAGCTTTAGAGAAAATATCTTGTGAAGTAGATGTTAAATTTTCTAAAAGATTGGATTGATATTGTTGAAATTTGTCAGTAAAAGATGTATCTTGTTGTTCTTGTTCTTGTTCTTGTTCTTGTTCTTGTTCTATATTTACATCAACTGGTGTAGTTATTTTTTTTGAAAGTGAAGTTTCACTATCATCATAATCGTCTAAATTAATTGGTGTAAATGATTTAACACTTTTAATCTTCGGAGTTTCAATATTATCAATTATACCACCAAATGCCATACTAGATAGTTGACTAATATTATCTTCTGTAATTATTCGCATACAAATATTCATTGTATTTAATTCTTGCATTAGTAATTTAAATGCATATGGTACACGCACAATACTAAAACTTCTTCCATATTTTGTTATATCATCAATTTTAAGATCATCTACTAAATCTCCAGAAAATTTAATTGGACCATCTGCCATAGGACTCATAAATAAATTTAAATTTTCATTATATATTGATATCATACCTGTATTATTACATATAGCCATATAATAATCATCGCCTCTTACCAACATTGATTCTTTTAAGAAAGACGATAATCCATGTGCAACAACTGCATCTTTCTCCATTTCACCTATACGAAGACCTCCATCATTTGCACGTCCTTGTACTGTTTGACGAGTTAATAAAGTTCTAGGTCCTTTTGCGCGATAATTAATTTTATCTTTAACTAATTGTTTTAATCGCATATAATATGTTGGTCCAATAAATATATCCATTTTTAATTGTTCTCCTGATTGCCCATTATATAATATTTCATTTGAGCTTGAACTATATCCCAAATTTGTTAATAACTTACCAAATATTTCATATTTTGAACCTTTATTATTAAATGCGGTTGCATCAACAAATGCACCATAACCACATCCAGCCTTCCCCATAACAGTTTCTAATAATTGTCCAATAGTCATTCTACTTGGTAAAGCGTGTGGATTTATTATTATATCAGGACGTATTCCATCTTCGGTAAATGGCATATCTCTTTCCGGAATAATTAAACCAATAGTACCCTTTTGACCACAACGACTACAAAACTTATCACCGATTACTGGTTGTCGATTATCACGAACTCTAACTTTAGCAATTCTATAACCTTCTTCTCCTTCAGTTATAAATGTTCTATCAACATACCCTTCTTGTCCTTTTTTCGCAACTACAGATGAGTCCCTTGAACGTTCCGGATCTGATACATTTGTTACAACTTTCCCAATTAAAACCGATCTATCATCTAAAAATGTATTTTCTTTTATTAATCCATTTTCATCTAGTTTAGAATAATCATAACCGGGTTTTAAACCAATTACAGATTCTGTTTCTATATTTGTGAAGCGCGAATTTGTTGTTGAATTACTAACTGTAGAACTTTCTTCACGCGTTTCATATGTATTATAATATGTATTATGAAATAATCCACGAGCAACAGATGCCTCATTAAATAATATAGAATCTTCAACATTATATCCACCATAGCATGCTATAGCAACAATAACATTAATACCATATGGATTTTCTTCATTATTTATATGTTTTAAATATCTACTTTTTAATAATGGAATTTGTCCATAATTTAATATAACACCCATTTTATCAAATCGCGTATCAAAATTCATATGATACATTGATATTGCTTGTTTGCTTTGGCCACAAGAAAATAAATTTCTTGGTAATGGATTATTTTCTGGAAATATAACTTGATTACCCATAACACCTAATAAAATAGATGGATGTAATTCCATATGTGTATAAGGATTCTTTTGTATATCATTATAATTTATACAAATAAATGCTGTTTCTTTTTCTGCTGTATCAATATATTCTAATACTGCCTCCTTGTCTTTTAATGATTCTAAACTGCGTGTATCATATAGTTCATTTATGTTATTAAATATTTTACAATCATTTATATTAAAATTACTCTTTTTTGGAGTAAATCCACTAATTAAATCGCTCCATGTAAAATTATCATCATTAATTTTTGTTAATTGATTGTGAATACTTAATTTATTTATTTTTTTATATTCTCTTGATTTTTGTGATATTATTTGTTGTATATAATATACTGGATTACATAATCTTCCAGCATCCGTATAAATAAATATAGTATTGGTTTTTATTTCCCATGAAATACTTGTATAAATTGATAATAAACCATTTCTTTTATTATCTATAAGTAGTTTTTTAAAGTTAATAGGATCATCTATAGAACCAATCCATATACCATTTACAAAAATTTTAGTTGTTTGAGAAAGATATTTAAATGAACATTCATTTAATAGTTTAATATGAGTGTTTATACGCAACCATTCTATCATTGGTTTAATTGGACAATGTTTTGTAATTTTTGATAATATACTCATATGTTTATGCAAACCTATATTGCCACCATCTGGTGTATCAACTGGATCAATAATTCCCCATTGAGATGCATTTAACAATCTAGGACCAACTACTTTCGCACTAGAATCTAATGGTAAAATAATTTTACGCATAATAGATATATATGAATTATATGATAAACGCGGTAAACCTTGCACAATTCCTAATCGTTTAGTATGTTCTTCTGAACCCCAATTTCCTTTAAATGCTTTAAGAAATCCTTTTTCAACAATACGTTCTTTAAAAACTAATGATACATTATTTGTTATCAAACCAGGAAAATTACTATTATAAATATCTTGATGATAATAATATTCTTTATCTAGTACAAGAAATATATTTTTTTGTTGTAAAGTATAATATTCTTTAAACAAATCATATAATAAAGCACCTGGAACTTCGACTCGTTTATATTTAAAACTATCCCTATCTGTTGGTTTTGATTCTTTAGTAAAAACTTTTAATAATTCTAATACCATATGTCCTATAAAACATGCTTTATCTCGAAAATTTAATTCACCAATATTTGGTAATAAATAATTCATTAATATTTCTAATACATGTGGAATTGTTTTTCCTTTAGTAAAGGTAGATATATATTTAAGTGCTGTAGTCTGTGTAAAAATTGGACCGGCATCATAAATGGATGGTATAAATAAATCAATATAATTATTATATTTTTCTAAATCTAATAAACAACACTCTATTATTGATTTATCTGACTCAATACCTAATGCTCTCATTAATATAAATAATGGAATCGGTTTTCTAACATTGGGTACATTTACTACAATTTGATTATTAGATAATGTTGCAGATGGAGATACTATTCTAACTGATAAAGTTCTTATTGGTTTTGATGCGTCTTCAGATACAGAACGTATTTCCGACGCATGACTATATATATCATTTACTTTATCTCTAATATATAACATATTATCCGCAAATTTTTCTTGAGAGAGAATAACTTTTTCTTTTCCATCTATTATAAAATAACCTCCGAGATCATTTTTACATTCTCCCATTGTATATCTAACATTTTTATCAAATCCATTTAGTATGCATAAATCTGACATAAGCATAATTGGAAATCTACCTAATAAAATTTTTTCTAAGACTATAGATGATTCTTCTATCTTTGTACCATCATCATTTTCTATAAAAAAATCAACTTCAACATCATAATGAATTGATACACCATAAGTCATATTTCTTAACCTGGCTTCATTCGGATACATATAATGTTCTCTACTTTCATCATATATAATTGGTTTACCATAATATAAACGATTGCCATCTTTACCTCCTAAATACAAATCTGCCTTAAACTTATAATTTTTTGTTTCGGGATTTTGATTATGTACTTTTTTTATTGGATTTCGTTCTCTAAAAATTCTATTTATTCCACCATTAAAAAAATCATTATATGATTCTAAATGATGGCTTATTAAAGCTGATGGATTATCTTGAAAATATTTATCCAGTAATTTCCATGTTATTTTTTCATCCATTATTATATTATATTCTTATATTTTTAAGTATAAGGATATAATATATATACATATCTTGAATATAATTTAATCTATTGTAAAAGAAATAATGCCATTAATAATATATATGGAAACAACACTAATAACCAAGATAAATTAGTTAAACCATATTTACACAATGCATCTAAAACTATTGTCCAAAATACAATAAATAAAAATTTTATTGCTAATACTAGTAATACATTTGGTACATTACATGAAAATGATCCTAAACAGAATTTTTTTATATTAGATTTCATTAGATTTTGTACTATAAGTATTATCATAACAACAACCGAAACTGCTAAATATAAATATGCAGGTGGGCATAATGCATTAACTGATTTCATAAGTTTCATTATATAATATATAATATATAAAATAAAATATATAAAATATAAAATATAAAATATAAAATATAAAATATAAATATAAAATATAAAATTTAGTTTTTTAACGATTGTTTAAATGGTAATGATGATGCCGATAATTTGCTACCATTTATTTTATATGCAACATTTTCTACTCCAGTAACGCCTCCCCTAAATATATTTAAAATAGGATTTGGCATTATTTTTGTTAAAATATTTCCACCTTTTTGTTTAATAATATTGTTATATTCATTTTGAGCATAATAATTACCACCTGTATTAGGATTCCATACATTTCCAGCAAAAACACAATTACCTCCTTTCATTTTTCGGCTCTTATTACATTTTCGGCTCTTATTACATTTTCGGCTCTTATTACATTTTCGGCTCTTATTACATTTACGGCTCTTATTACATTTACGGCTTAATTTCCTATTTTTTTGACGTTTTGATAGCATATTATATATTATCTATATAATATATAAATAATATATAATTATTCTAAATCAATATGTGTTAACATATGTCGTCTACAACAATATTTTTTTAATAGCAATTCATCTAATACTTCTCCTTCTGGAGTTTTTTCTACATTATCCGTTGTTAAATATATTACTTTTTCGATTTCCATACTTTTATCTAATTTTCGTTTTCTAACTTCTTGTTGATAATATCTGTATTTATCCGCTAATACAGTTCCACATGTAAAGCATTTAATTGGAATAATCATATTATATATTATACGAATTAATTTTTAAATTTAATTATATCAATTTTATTTAAAAATTAAACTTTATTTTTCAATAGTAACTATTTTTTGTATAGGTTTGTCATGTATATCAGTTAAATCACCATTTATCATAGAAGAAATTACTAGTAAAACTAATAATATTATACTTAGTATTATAATATATACTAAATTATCTATAAAGAATTTGAATAATTCTAACATATATACAAACTTTAGAAAACAAACTTTTAGAAAAGTTTAATCAAAAATATATAACGAGTAGCTTGGGATCAAGGACTCTCTCCTAGTTCATACCCATCACTCGTTTTCCGAATACTCATTTTTTTATTATTCTTATGAATCTTTAGATGACAAGATTCACATATATTTATTAAATTTGCTAGATGATTTTTATGAAAATTAGCATCTTTATTTAGTATATAATTATTCGATTTAGCACTTTTCTGATATTCTAAATGATGAATTTCCGTTCCATTATTTATTTTACATAATTCACATATATCTTTTATTTTCTTTGAATTATATCTACTTACATCTCTCGCTAAAACATTTTTATATATATCATTATATTTCATTCTCAATTCATGTGCTCTATCTAAAAATTCATTCGGTAAATCGAGTGATTTACATACTTCTAAGCCATACATACTCTCTCCTGCACCTTCTTTTAATTTGCGATCATATATTAATTTATTATTTGCTTTATCAAATATAACCGACATATGATACATCTTTAATCTCTTTAATGCTATAATTTCATCATATTTTACTATCTCATGAAAATGTGTTGCAAATAAAAAAGTGCAATATTTTTCGTGTAATATTTCTAAACCAGAAACAAATATACTGAGTGCCGAATCACTCTCAGTTCCCGAACATAATTCATCGCCTAAAATCATACTATTTTTATCGGCTAATTGTAAAATTGTTCGTAATTCGGTCATTTCAACTGCGAAGGTAGAGAGACCTTTAAATATATTATCATTTCCTAATATTCGTGTAAATATTGTATTATATGGATAGTAAATAAATTCTGATGCAGGAACATATAATCCTGCTTGAGCCATTATAATTGAAATACCGATTGCTTTAATAAACGATGTTTTACCAACGGCATTTGTTCCATATAAAAGAATTCCTGTAGGGGACACCTTTTCAACTTCTGCAGTAATATTATTTTCTTTTTCTCTACTTAATTCTAGATCATTTGTAATATATAATTCTCGTGTATTAAGATGCTCGATTAAGCAATGTCTTATACCTTTAAATTTAATGAATGATTTTTGATTCTGTTGAATTTGTGGTTTGCAATAATTATATTCATTTGCAATAAAACATTTACATTGTAGAATATCAAGAGTGGTAATAAATGATATAATACTATCCAAATTATTTTCTATAAATTTATCTAAAAATTTATAGTAATATATTTCTAGTTCACTAATAAGATCATTTTTTGATGTATTAATTAAAGATGCAATTTTGCGAATTTCTGGACTTGTAATAATAAGATTGCTTTGATTACCACCATTTGCAATAAAATCAAGTGCTTCCAAATTTAATACAAAAGTTTCTTCATTTTCAGAAAAATCCGATTTATATTTTAATGTTATATCTTTTGATTTATTTTTTTCGATAGATTCTGCAAGCGCTTTTTTCAAAAATGTAATTCGGCGTTTAGTTGCCTGTAATGTAGCATCCATTTTAGCTGTTTCATTTATTTTTACAAATTCGGTCGTTTTTGTTGATTTCTCATATTGCATAATTAAATCTGATAAATATTTACGAATACATTCAAATTGTTGCCTACATTCTAGTGCTTTTTTGTATGCTATATCAAGTTTTTCATCCAATTTTTTATTAATATAAAAAACATTATGAGTATCTATATTACCCAGTTTTTCTTGAGAAACATCATCAATATATTTTGCTTTATTAATGTCTAAATTTCTCTCTATGATTTGTCGCAAATTTTCACATAAAGCTTTAATTTGTTTTACATCTTTTATTTGTTCAATATCATTCAAGTATTTTACTACAATATTGTCTTTATAAGAAATTTTATATAATTGTAAAACCTTATCTAAATTACTATATAAAATAGTAAAATCTTTTGGTGATATTTTTTTCATAATTAATTTTCGTCTAAGTTTCTCTATATCACGAATATCTGTTAATACAGAACGATATTGTTCCCACTGAGTGTATACCCCTCCAACTCCTCTAACCTCACTAATTTTAATAGTTTTTTTATTTAATAAATGATCTGTTATATCATATGATTTATTAAGAGTATCTATATTTGTAGTCGGATTAAGTAAATTATATGTAAAATTTCTCTTACCCATGGGTGTAATACAATTATTTAAAAGTTTATTTACACAAGAATATTTACCAGTATACCGATTATCAGATATTATATTTAGTTGTTTTAATGAATGATTCGCTAATATAAGACGATCTGTATAATTTTCAAATAATGGTTCTGATATATTATTAACTAAATTTGGATTATGTTTATATATAAAATCCAATAAATAGACAAATGACTGTATTGCAATACAATAAATTTTTAAATTATCTAATAATATATCATCTTTTTGATTTGGATAAAATCGTTTAATAATTTCTTGTTGATATATTTGTTTTTCTGCATTTCGAGCATATTTACCCATGTCAGTTTCAGTTTTAATATTAATTTTATGAATTTTACCTGAATTTATAGATGTAAAATTAATAATATCATCAATTATATATTCTTCGATATTATATACAATAATACATTCATTTGGATTATAAATGGATATATATCTTTCTAATTCATCATATGTAGATGGATTATGTATGTAGTCTTTTGAAAATTCAAATATGGATACTTTTCCAGTATAAATATCTATATTTGAAATACCTACATTTATTTCAGCATTAGAAAATGTTGTATTCGGCGAATAATATATCCAAATACAAGTTATATTATTAGAAAGTTCTTTTGTTTCATTTGAAAAATATGTTCCTGGAGAGAAAATAGTATTTAGACTGCGTGTAGTATTTTTTGTTGGAGTATCTTGTGTGTATACTAGAATAGTGTATCCATTATCTTGCATTTTTTTAACATATTTTTCTAATTGTGGTAAACCAAAACCAGCCATTACAACTTTTTCATTTCCAACACATATATTTTTTCTACTAATAGTCATATCATTAATTTCGGCAAAAGTAGTAATATTACTACCATAAATATTATTATTTTTATCAAGAAGTCCATATGACTCAAAGAAGGAACCTACTTGCATTAAAACTAAGGTTTTCTCTCCATATTCTTTTTTCCATTTTTCGGTATAATCTAGATATTCTTTTACAATTGTCATATTAATTTAATACCATTAAATGGTTTTAAATTAATTTATTTTATACTTCTTTTTGTATCAATCTAATGTTTACGCGATTTGTGGGATTTGCGGGATTTGCGGGATTTGCGGGAATGTCTTCTGCGACAGTGTTTGGGGCATTTTTTTTTACCGCCTTTGCTAGATCTTCTGTGCGATCTAGATTTACGAGCGGATTTACCAGCGCCACGGGAGTGTCTGGATTTACTGCTTTTGCGCGATTTGCTAACACCACCTCTGCGCGATTTGCGAACACCACCTCTGCGCGATTTGCGAACACCACCTGTGCACGATTTGCCTCCGGATTTGCGCGATTTGCGGCTACCTCTGCGCGATTTGCGGCTACCTCTGCGCGATTTGCGGCTACCTCTGCGCGATTTGCGCGATTTTAATGTATGTTTACGTCCACCGCTCATAGGGTGGTGTCCTTCGAATTCTGCTTCTGGAGTCATTATATATAATATATATATATAAAAAATATTTTTTCATTAAAAATATTTTTAACGAACAATTTATTCTGCTAAATAATTATGAATTATATTATCTTTATTTGAATTTTTTATATCACCGGATAATATTGCATCTTCGTACATTTTTTTTATTATATTTTGAGGTGCATGACTTCCGGATTTTAATAAATTATGTTTTTTTAAATAATTTTTCATTGCATAAATACTTTCTTGTTTTAAAAGATTATGTTCTGTAGCGATTTTTTTTCTAGTACTTGAATTTTTTACTAAAATAGATACTTTTCTTCCTCTTTTTCCTAAATAATACTTTAATGTTTTATTATTCGATTTAGTATTTTCAGATTTATATTCTAGATTATTATCTGTATTTATTTCAATAGTAGGTTTTTTTAAGGTAGTATTTTTCCATTCTTTATATGTTGGTAGTGTTCCATTTTTTAAACATCCATATTGTGGTGTGTTAGTTATCTTTAAAGATATATTATTTTCTCTAGAATCTTCTAACTCTTCAGTATCATTTATAAATTGTTTTTGAGATTTATTTTTTTTTTTTAATGATAATTTTTGTAAATAATCTATAGATGAAGTATAATCATCTTCTTTATCTAATAAATTATTTATTTCACTATTATTTATTATAGATTTTTTTAATAATATATTTGGTATTTGTTTTTTAATAGATTCATTAGACGCCTCATCATACGAATCTATTTTTTTTTCTATATTAGTTATATTGGTATTATCATCATTATCAATATTTTTATTTTGTTTATAATTTTTTATTTTAGTTAATAAATTTTTTTTTAATTTACTAGATTGCAAATTGCTTGTTGGTTTCTCTCGTTTTAAAGTTTTGTTTTTCATTTTTTTAGGTTTAATATTAAATAATTCTGGATTAATATTAATAGGTTTAAATTGTGAATTTGACATTTAAATTATTATGTTAAAAATAAGTTATAAATATTCACGCATAATAATATATATTATTTCCTAAATTTATCTTAATTTAATTATACATAGTAAATATTATATTATTATTTTTATCACTATTATAGTTATTAGATTTATATTTTTTAAATAGTTCTAATCCATTCTCTAGATCAACAATATTTAATGATGTTTTGGAGATATTAGATTTACAAAATATTCGACGCCCATGGGCAATTTTACATTTTAATAATAATATTTCTATATCACGTCCATAATATGTAAATATATCCATATTATTTTTAAAAAATGCACTAATTTTATCATTATTTATTTCTAATTTCCAATTAATATCATTTACTTTTTTAATAAAAATATTTATTAAATCATTATAATCGTATTCATCGGTTTTAAAGGTCCAGGGAAAACGCGATCTTAATCCTTGATTATAATTAAAAAAACAATCATTTAGTTCTCCTTCGTATCCAGCAATTATCACCATTAAATTATTTTTATGATCGCTAAGAGCTTCACATAATGTATCTATACATTCTTTTGCAAAACTATCGCGTTTTTCAGCATTACCTAACGCATATGCTTCATCAATAAATAAAACACCGCCTAAAGTTTCTTCTATTACCTTTGTAGTTTTAATAGCTGTTTGTCCTAAATATCCAGCAATTAAATCTGATCTAACAACTTTTCGAAATATATTATTTTTTAATATACCTAATTTACTAAATATTTTACCTATTATTTTAGCAATTTCAGTCTTGCCTGTTCCTGGAGAACCGTATAATACGGTATGCATATAGTCAATTCCATTATTTAAATGTAAATTTTGTATATAGAATAAAATTTGATCTAATATATTATTTTTTATGTTATGAAGTCCAATCATATTATTTAATTCAATTAATAAATGTTTAATATTATGAATATTTGAGATATCAATATTATATTTTGCATTTGGTACAATAGGATAATCGTCTAATAATTTAATTAAATCGTTTAAAGAATTAATATCTCTATTAATTATAATTTTTTCTTTTTTTATCTGAAGTTTTCTTGGAATATTTTTAATATTATTAAATAAATGATTTATTAATGGGTCATTATTATATAAATAATAGTCATCATTTATATGCTGTAATATTCTATACATATTTTGTTTATTTTTAATACAATTTTTATAAGATTCTATCTTAGATATAGTATTAGATTTTATATGATAATTAAATTGAGTATTTAATTTACTATTTAAATCTAACTGTTGTTTTAATCCATTCATTTATAATTAATATAATTATATTTTAAATTATTTTTAATTATTTTATTACGATAATAAATATTGTTATAATTAAATTTAATAAAATTAATAAATATAAATAATTTAAAGATAAATTGAAATAGAATAAATAAATTAATGATATGCAAAAATATGAATAATAACAAAGATTCTGAAGATTCATGGACAATAATAAATTCATATTTTTCAAATAAGCATTTACAACAATTAGTACGCCATCAAGTAGAATCATATAATGATTTTATTAATAGACAAATTCCAAAAACAATTGCGATGTTTAATCCGGTTCGTATATGTTCTGAACATGATTATAATAAAGCAGCTGATAAATATGAATTAGAAATTATTATTACATTTGATAATTTTGGTATTTATAGACCACAAATTCATGAAAATAATGGATCAACAAAATTAATGTTTCCGCAGGATGCTAGATTGAGAAATTTTACATATGCATCTAATATGACGATTGATATGAATATTAAATATATTATTAGAACCGGAGATATGTTAGAAAATATACAAACAATTATTAAAGTTCTACCAAAAATTCATATTGGAAAGATACCAATTATGTTGCAATCAAGTATTTGTGTATTAACACATTATAAACATATGTCATCTGAAAATACTGGAGAATGTAAAATGGATCCAGGGGGATATTTTATTATTAATGGGTCGGAAAAAACATGTTTGGGACAGGAAAGAGCCGCAGAAAATATAATTTATTGTTTTAATATATCAAAAAATAATACTAAATGGAGTCATGTAGCAGAAATTAAATCTGTACCAGATTGGAAATGTATTTCTCCTAAACAGATATCTGTTATGATTTCACAAAAAAATAATGGATATGGAAATACAATCAGTATACAATTATCAAGAATTAAACAACCAATTCCTATAGTAATTCTTTTTAGAGCATTAGGTATTATATCAGATAAACAAATCTGTGAAAAAATATTTTTAGATATTATTGATATTAATAATAAATCATTTTTAGATATTTTTAAAGCATCTATTGTAGAAGCTAATACTTGTTTAGATAATGAATCTGCTATAAAATATATTACATCACATGTAGTGTATACGCCCATGAATATGGATAAAGAAAGTGGTCAAATTAAAAAACGTGAATTTGCAATAGAAGTATTGAATAATGATTTATTTCCGCATTGTCATAATAAAACTCAAAAAATTTATTTTCTTGGATATATGGTATTGAAACTAATTAAATGTAAGATGAATTTAATTTCATGCGATGATAGAGATTCTTATATTAATAAAAGAATTGATTTAACTGGTACATTATTAAATAATCTTTTTAGAAACTATTTTAATAAATTAGTGAAAGATATGCAAAAGCAAATTATTCGGGAAATTAATACTGGTTCATGGAAATCAAGTGAAGATTATTATAATATTATTAATTTAACTAATATTTATAAAATAGTAAAATCTACAACAATTGAAAATGGATTTAAAAGAGCACTTGCAACTGGTGATTTTGGAATTAAACAAATTAATAATAATAAAGTAGGTGTAGCACAAGTATTAAATAGATTAACATATATTTCTAGCTTGAGTCATTTACGAAGAGTTAATACACCAATTGATAAAAGCGGTAAACTTATTCCACCTAGAAAATTACATAATACAACTTGGGGATTTTTATGTCCTTCAGAAACTCCAGAAGGTGGTTCTGTTGGTATTGTCAAAAATATTTCATATTTAGCAACTATTACTATTAATTCGAATAGTCAATCAATCCGAGATTATATTAATAGTGATATAATTTGTTTTGATGATAATAATACTGAATATTTAAAATATAATTTAAGCAATTATGTTAAAGTTTTGGTAAATGGAGCATGGTTAGGTATAACAAAAACGCCTGAAAATTTATATAATTCTTTAAAAGAAAAAAAATACAAAGGAATAATTAATATATATACGAGTATTATATTTAATTATAAAAAAAAGGAAATTATAATATGTAATGATGCTGGTAGATTAGTTCGACCCGTTCTTAAAGTTAAAAATGATAAAACATTAATCACTTCTGATATTATAAATAAATTAAAACATAAACAATTACAATGGAATGATTTATTTACGGATTGTAGAGTAGATGAATCTATTATGGAATATATTGATCCTTTGGAACAAAATAATACCATGATTGCTATGAACAATAAACAATTAGTTAATAATAAAGAACAAAGTAATTTTATTTATAAATATACGCATTGTGAAATTCATCCCAGTACAATTTTTGGTATATTAGCGTCATGTATTCCATTTCCAGAAAATAATCAGGCACCAAGATTATGTTATCAATGTGCTATGGGAAAACAAGCAATTGGAGTATATGTCACTAATTTTAATAATAGAATGGATAAAACAGCATATGTATTAACATATGGAATGCGACCATTAGTTGATACTCGTCTAATGAATTTAATTAATTTGCATACAATTCCTTCTGGATCACAAGTGATAGTTGCAATTATGACTCATACTGGATATAATCAAGAAGATAGTATATTATTTAATAAAAGTGCTATCGAACGCGGTTTATTTCAAGCAACTATTTATCATACAGAAAAAGATGAAGATAAAAAAATACATGGTGATCAAGAAATTCGGTGTAAACCTGATCCAAGTAAAACTAAAGGTATGAAATTTGGTAATTATAATAAGGTGAATGAAAATGGAATTATACCTGAAAATACCTTAGTTAATGATAGAGATATTATTATTTCTAAAATTATTCCAATTAAGGAAAACCGTAATAATCATGAAAAAGTTATCAAATATGACGATCAAAGTCGTATTTATCGCACAAAAGAAGAAACTTATATTGATAAAAATTATATAGAAAGAAATGGAGAAGGTTATAATTTTGCTAAAGTGCGAGTTAGAACATTACGACAGCCTGTAATCGGGGATAAATTTTCAAGTCGTCATGGTCAAAAAGGTACAATTGGAAATATTATTCCAGAAGAAAATATGCCATTTACAGAAGACGGTATTAAACCAGATATTATAATTAATCCACATGCAATTCCCAGTCGTATGACTATTGGACAATTAAAAGAGACTCTTTTAGGAAAAGTATTATTAGAATTAGGATTATTTGGTGATGGAACCAGTTTTGGAGAATTAAATATTAAAGATATTTGTAAAGAATTACAAAAAGTTGGGTTTGAATCTAACGGAAATGAAGTGCTATATGATGGTTTAAGTGGACAACAATTGGAATCTAATATATTTATTGGACCAGCATTTTATCAAAGATTAAAACACATGGTAAGTGATAAACAACATAGTCGTAGTATCGGACCGATGGTTAATTTAACTCGACAACCAGCAGAAGGTAGGTCGCGTGATGGTGGATTACGATATGGTGAAATGGAAAAGGATGCTGTTGTTGCTCATGGTGCATCACGATTTAATAAAGGACGGCTATATGATGCATCTGATGCATTTAAAGTGCATGTCTGTAAAAAATGTGGATTAATTGTAGCCTATAATAATGAAAAACATATCCATTTCTGTAAAACATGCGAAAATAGAACTGAATTTGATTATGTAGAATTACCTTATTCATGTAAATTATTGTTTCAAGAATTAACATCAATGAATATTTCACCAAGAATTATGACTTAATAAGAAACTATCTGATATTTTAAATATTACACATATATTTATTTATTATCATTATTATTATATTAATAATTTTTTTAATTATTAATATATATATAATGACTTTAGGAAGTTTACCAAATAAAACACCTGGAAAATATTCAATACCTAGATGGAAAACAGGTTTTAACGCTAGAGCTATAGATAGAAATATAGTAAAAGAAGCGTTCGGTAATATGGAATATAGATCAAAAGATGGCGTTTCAAAATACCCACTACGAGATAATAATTCTAAAACTACACCATTTAGAACAACAATGAATGCTGGTGATGCTGTTAACGGCACTGTCAATAAAGATGTTGATGTAAATGCATTACCAAGACCTTCTAATCAAGTAAATGTAAAAAATTTATCTGGATTGAAATTATTTGCTGGATCGGTTCAAACACAGGCGAATGGTTCATACTATTCTGGTAATCCAAGCTATGTATATGATGGGTCTGATTATGCTCGATACAAAAGATTAAAAGCTATAAATAATAATTTCAATGACCCTACATTTGGTGGTGATAGACATAATGCTGCACAATCAGCTATTCGAAGAGTTCGTATTTAAATTATTCTTTAGGAATAATATAAAATTTAATAATATTAGGAATATACTCTTATATATATTCTTTCATTCAAATATATATATGACTTTTACTATATGTGATTCAAATAAAAGAATATGTAATTTTAATAATAAAAATTTTCCATCTGTAAATTCTGCTATATTGGGTAATTCAAGACCATATAATAATGATTCTAGTGGAAATGATGCGCGAGGTCCCGGATTTATACCTCGGCGATATTTAACGGCAACTGGTTCTAATATAATAAAAAATGGTTCTAATAGACATAATCAAAATCTTTCGGCTGCACCTAATCCAATTAAACATTGGCGTAAACAATTAGTTCCAAGAGAAAATAGTGGAGCAGGTAAAGCAAGTGTAAGTCAAATTATGGATCGTCCTGGAGGAGCAAATTATATTACAGATACAGATGATATAACCAATATTAATTGTATAAAAACATATATAGAAACTAATAATCCTAATCCATCTTGTAAAAATCGCTGTATAATAAAACCTAAAAGAAATAGTATTTCGGTAAATGATAATTATCATACTTCTACTACATCTTATCTTCAAAATAGAGTTAAAACCTATGATCAAAAAATGACAATACAAAATATATCTGGAAATGACTATAAAAATCCTCCTACACACTCTTCTACTGGTCAACAAGAATATTATAGTCAATATACAGTTGATCAATCTGGTTGTTTTATAGATTGTAGTTGTGTTGTATCAGTTATTTATAAACCTAGCAATATACAATTTCACAAAGAAGGAGCTATTTCTAGTAATGTTTATACATTTAATTTAAGAAAAAAAACTGATAATTTATGTGTATTAAGAAATCGATGGGGTTTAGATAATGTATGTCCAGAAAAATATACTGAAAATAATTATATTAATAATGATTTATGTAAAACAAAAACTAATAATATAAGTAAACGTTATAAATCAGGAGGTATTGGTAATCATACTGTTTGTTTTTATACTCCAACAAGCGAATTACATCAACAACTTGGTGGTAAATTACATTCCATTCGTGGTACTGGAACTGGTAAGCATATTTTTAAACAAGAATCTTTATGCAATATATGTAATCAACCTAGATGTAGCAGTTTAATTACTCGAGGTAAATTAAGATGCAAATGTACAGAACTAACTCTTCAACAAAAGTGTCATTGTTTAATAGCAACTACTGAAGAATATTCTGAGTGTGGTTATGGTACAATGCCGATATACCCCCCACCTGATATATCAATAAATTCACCTAATACTAATAGTACTATTAATGTAGATAATGTAGTTGTAAGTTTTACAACAATGAATTTTGTACTAGGAACTTATTTATGGCCTGGACACATACATGTATTATTAAATAGTAATTTATATGTTATGCACTATAGTAATGATCCTATAACTATTAGTAATTTAGTAAATGGTACATATACAATTCGATTAGAATTAGTGGATATATCTCATCAAGTATTGGTACCATCGATATATGATGAAATAGTAGTAGTTGTAAGTATACCACCACCACCACTAGATGAATAATTCAATAATATATTATCATCACCCAGATGGAAGTGGTAGTGGTAATTTTGATCCAATATCTAATGATGTTCATATAACACGTAAAACTAATTGTTATGATGAAGGCATAATTAATTCTGTTTATGAGACTGGTCTTAATTATACTAATGATACAGCAGGATCACCTGTACATACAGAATGGGCTAGAGGAGAAATACTACATTATGATATAAGTAATACAATAGCTACTCTTCCACAATTTCAAACATTTAGTCAAGCAGTTATGGATATAACATATTCGGCCCCACAGTGGACTGATCTAGAATGGGAATTCCTTATGGTAGATAATATACCAATGGATTTTATAGGATATGATCTATCAAACAATTTTGCTAGTACTAATTTAGTATTGCATTTAACACATCCAAATGATACAAGTAATAATACAAATATTTATTATAATATTAAAATAGTATATTGGGAACCATCAGAAATAGATTGGAATGTAGATTATATTGCTGAAGGCTATCCCGATGTAGGACATACTCAAGATAATAACGGAGGTTTCGCATACATACGCGAAGGACCATTTATTATTACATCTCCATAGTTTTATTAAATTAAAATTAAATACTCTAACTCTTTCAATATAAATAATTATTTTAACTTTTTTTTTAAGTTTCTTTTTTAAAAATTTATTTTTAAAAGTTTATTTTGTTTTGATTAAACTTTTCTTAAAAGTTTATTTTATAAAGTTTATATATATAAATGACGAATTTAGTAATAAATATGTCTGGATTACCAAAACAACAATATATATCATGGAAAGGCACATCTACTACTCGAAATCATACAACTAATTCAGCTGTTCCTAGCAATTCTAATCCCGCTTCAATAGAACAAAATTCTAATCCAAAATATACCGGTAAAGCGAATCCAATTAAGCACTGGCGTAAACAATTAATACCCGCTCAAGGTATTAGTTCTGGTAAAGTAAGTGTTAGTCAAGTAATGGATCGCCCAGGTGGATCAACTCTTTTAGTAAATCATCTATCTTCGGATTGTTCAAATTGTCCGCAGAATATGAAAAATTATATTAGCAAAGATAGTCAATCGACAGTTGAGCATTGTTATCGAAATTGTATTACAGATTCGGATGGAAACAAAATAGTTATA